TTTCCCGGCTGTGTCTCCATCCGGGAAAACACGGACGGCACCTTTGCCATCACGGCGGTGCAGCACGTACCGGAAAAGGAAGCCATCGTGGATAACGGGGCCAGCTTTGAGCCGCAGTCAGGCACCCTGAACAGCGTCATCCCTCCGGCAGTGCAGCACCTGACGGTGGAGGTGAGCGCAGCTGACGGTCAGTATCTGGCACAGGCGAAATGGGACACGCCGCGGGTGGTGAAGGGTGTGCGCTTCAGTCTGCGCCTGACCAGCGGAAGCGGAGAAGACAGCCGTCTGGTGACCACCGCCATCACTGCGGATACAGAGCATCGTTTCAGTGGTCTGCCGCTCGGGGAATACACCCTGACAGTCAGGGCAATTAACAGTTATGGCCAGCAGGGGGAACCGGCCACCACCACGTTCAGGATTAATGCACCTGCGGTACCCGCCACGATTGAGCTGACACCGGGCTATTTTCAGATAACAGCGGTCCCGCGTCTTGCGGTGTATGACCCGACGGTACAGTTTGAGTTCTGGTTTTCGGAGACAAAAATCGCAGACATATCTCAGGTGGAAACCTCTGCCCGTTATCTGGGGACCGGCAGTCAGTGGAGTGTATCCGGCCCGCACATTAAGCCCGGGAAGGATTTCTGGTTTTACGTGCGCAGCGTCAACCTGGTGGGGAAATCTGCGTTTGTGGAAGTCAGCGGGCAGCCCAGCAATGATGGTGAAGGGTATCTGGAATTTTTCCGGGAAAAAATAGGAAAACTGCATCTGGCTCAGGGGCTATGGGAGCTGATAGACAACAGCCAGCTTGCGGATGAGATGGCGGAGATGAAGACCACCATCACCGAAACCCGCAATGAAATCACACAGACGGTCAGTAAAACGCTGGAGGACCAGAGCGCCACCATACAGCAGATACAGCGCGTGCAGAAGGACACAAATGATGACCTGGCTGCGCTGTACATGCTGAAGGTTCACAAAAACGAAAGACGGCATTCCCTATGTTGCCGGTATTGGAGCGGGGATTGAGGATACTGATGGCCAGCCACTGAGCAACATACTGCTGCTGGCTGACCGTATCGCGATGATAAATCCGGAGAGCGGCAACAGCACGCCGTTATTTGTGGCGCAGGGGAATCAGCTGTTCATGAACGACGTGTTCCTGAAACGACTGTTTGCGGTGAGTATCACCTCGTCCGGCAACCCCCCGACGTTTTCCCTGACGCCGGAAGGGAAGCTGACAGCCAGGAACGCGGATATCAGCGGAGCAATTACCGCGAATACCGGCACGCTCAATAATGTCACCATTAACGAGAACTGTGTCATCAGAGGGAAACTGTCTGCAAACCAGATTGAAGGCGACCTGGTGAAGACGGTGGGGAAAGCCTTTCCCCGGAATAACAGTTATGCCAGCGGGACGGTAACCGTCACAGTTTACGATGACCAGGGCTTCGACCGGCAGATTATCATTCCCCCGGTGCTGTTTCGTCGGGACGGAAACACCAGAATTTCTAACAGTCCGAATCAGCAGTCGTACTGGTATTCCACCTGTAAGCTGCAGGTGCTGAAGAACGGGGTTGAGATTTTCCATGAACCGGCAACGGATGTCAGCCGGGTGTTCTCATCGGTGATAGATATGCCGGCAGGGCGGGGTCATGTCACCCTGACGTTTAATGTGTCGTCGGCCGGTGCGAACAACTGGACGCCGACAACGTACATCAGTGATTTACTGGTTGTGGTCATGAAAAAATCCACGGCAGGGATCAGTATCAGCTGACGGTTTATTAACCCGGACGGGCACCTCAGGAGGTGCCTTTTTTATTGACTGAAAACAAAGAGGTAATCATGCGGCATTTATACGCAACGATATTATTGTTTACTACCCTGCTGGCAGGAATTGCCTTTCCTGCACAGGCTGAAAGCGGACACGGTGCATTTTCCGTGGGATATGCTCAGGTTCACCCGGGCGGCGTACCGGCATTGTCCGGTACCGGTGCGCGTGCAGGTGATTTAAAAGGGATTAATGTGAAATACCGTTATGAGTTCACGGATCACCTGGGCGGCATTGTCGCGCTGAGTTATGCATCGGTGAAGAAAAGTGACACGATGAAGACGGGTGAAAATACCTTCCATTATGAAAGCCTGCGCGGTCGTTATGTCAGTCTGATGGCCGGCCCTGTCTGGCAGCTCAGTGAGCGGGTCAGTCTCTATGGCATGGCCGGGATGGCGTACACCCGCTGGTCTGACAGTGTTCAGGATTACCGGCGTGATGAAGTGAAACCGGGGTATGTGAAGGAGACCACCACCGCCAGTGATGGTCATACTGCGCGTCATCTGTCGCCGGCCTGGAATGCCGGGATTCAGTTCAGTCCCGTAGAGACGGTGGTTATTGACCTTGCTTATGAAGGCTCCGGCAGTGGCGACTGGCGCACTGACGGTTTCATTGTGGGGGTCGGTTATAAATTCTGATTAGCCAGGTAACACAGTGTTATGACAGCCCGCCGGTTCAGGCGGGCTTTTTTGTGGGGTGAATATGGCAGTAAAGATTTCAGGTGTACTGAAAGACGGCACAGGAAAACCGGTAGAGAACTGCACCATTCAACTGAAAGCCAGACGGACCAGCAGCACGGTGGTGGTGAACACGGTGGCCTCTGAAAATCCGGATGAAGCCGGTCGTTACAGCATGGACGTTGAGTACGGTCAGTACAGCGTCATTCTGTTGGTGGAAGGATTCCCGCCGTCACATGCCGGGACCATCACCGTGTATGAAGATTCTCAACCGGGGACGCTGAATGATTTTCTCGGTGCCATGTCGGAGGATGACGTCCGGCCGGAGGCACTGCGTCGTTTTGAACTGATGGTGGAAGAAGCGGCGCGTCACGCTGAGGAGGCGAAGTAGAATGCCGGAGAGGCGGAGACGTCCGCGAGGAATGCCGGCATATCAGCCAGTCAGGCAGAAGAGAGCGCTGCAAATGCTGACACTTCAGCAGGGGATGCATCGGAGTCAGCCCGGCAGGCGGCAGAAAGTGCAGCCGCTGCAAAGCAGTCAGAGGAAGCGTCCTCGTCCTCGGCCTCTGCGGCCGCTCAAAAAGCCAGTGAGTCATCACAAAGTGCAGCAGATGCTGAGTTGTCAAAAAAGATGGCAGAAAGTGCAGCCGGTAATGCAGCCAGGGATGCAACGACCGCAACAGAAAAAGCCCGGGAGTCAGCAGAAAGCGCACAGTCAGCGGAACAAAGCAGGATAGCGGCGGAAGAAGCCGTAAACCGAATCCCCACCGTGGTGGGGCCACCCGGGCCAAAGGGGGAACAGGGGCCCGCCGGCCCTCAGGGGCCGAAGGGGGATAAGGGAGAGCGTGGTGACACCGGCCCTGTCGGGGCAACCGGCGAACGGGGGCCGAGAGGAGATACTGGTCCGGCAGGCCCGCAGGGGCCGAAAGGCGACAGGGGAGAGCGGGGAGAGACCGGTCTGACGGGAAATGCAGGTCCACAGGGTCCAAAGGGAGATACCGGTGCGGCAGGCCCGGCAGGCCCACAGGGACCGAAAGGAGAAACAGGTGCGGCTGGCCCGGTGGGGGCAACCGGACCTCAGGGACCAAAGGGCGACCCGGGGGAGACACAAATCCGTTTTCGTCTGGGGCCGGCGAGCATTATTGAGACAAACAGCAATGGCTGGTTCCCGGATACAGATGGCGCACTCATCACCGGACTGGCCTTTCTTGACCCCAAAGATGCCACACAGGTTCAGGGGCTGTTTCAGCATTTGCAGGTCAGGTTTGGTGACGGGCCGTGGCAGGATGTTAAGGGGCTGGATGAAGTGGGCAGTGATACAGGCAGAACAGGAGAATGACATGAACGTACTAAAAAAACTTATGCAGCGTCTGTGTGGTTGCGGAAAGCATGATGACCGTGAACACGTGCAGTCGCTTACAGCACAACTGCGTCTGGGGCCGGCAGACATCCTGGAGTCCGATGAGAATGGTATTATTCCGGAACAGGACGGGGTAATCACGCAGGTGGTGATACTGGATGCGGATAAAAAGCAGATACAGTGCGTGGTAAGACCGCTGCAAATTCTGCGTGCTGACGGGACGTGGGAAAATATTGGCGGGATGAAGTAACCCGACAGCTTCACAAAACCGGAGTCCGGCTCCGGTTTTTTGTTGGTTAGATGTAATCTGACAGATACCTGTATAAATAACCGGTAACTGTCAGGTCAGAGCTAATACAGGTAATTATATTATAATCACGAGCGCTTAGATGTATTAATGCCATGCTCTGCAAGATGCTGCATCAGACGCTGAGCCACATCAGGCAGAGGTCTTGATTGTTCATTTTGTACTGGCGGCGGTGGCGCAGGCCAGTTAGGTGCCGGAGGAATATGTTCAGCCATATTCCGGGCTGGTTGAATGCCATGCTCTGCAAGATGCTGCACCAGACGCTGAGCCACATCAGGCAGAGGTCTTGATTGTTCATTTTGTACTGGCGGTGGTGGCGCAGGCCAGTTAGGTGCCGGAGGAATATGTTCAGCCATATTCCGTGCTGGTTGAATGCCATGCTCTGCAAGATGCTGCACCAGACGCTGAGCCACATCAGGTAGAGGCCGATGTAAAGCGTTTTTTTCTATACTTGACTGAGTATAAGATGTGGGACGTTGAAGTCCTGATTCTGTATAAGAATTTTTTACCTTAAAAATAGTTGTTGCACTGGCAGGACTGTTGCTGGGAGAAAAAGGTGAGCTGGTTTTTACCGTGTTAGGTGTGCTTTTGTGCTGCGAGACAGTGAAGGTACTGCTGCGTATAGCACTTGATATACTGCGAGGAAGGCCGGAAAAAAAAGAATTAATGCTATTTATCATATAGATAACCTTATAAGAGCTTTATTGGATAGTCTTATTTATCCGTTTACATGAAATCTACCTTTTGTGAAATTCTCGTCAATATTTTACTCAAAATGATCGGTTGTAGGAATAAACTATTTGATATTATTACGTTTTTAGAGTTGTTTTCAATCAACTATAGATAGGGCTTGGCGCCAGAATGGAGAATATTTAACGAGGAATAGAAGCTTTGTATCAGACGGGCTTCCCTAAATAGAGAAGTTAAATAATCAGGATGATGCTAATGAATATCAGGGACAAGGTGAGTGTCTTCATGTTCAGTGAAACAGGGTGTCACAAAAAAGATTGGGGAGGGCTAGAGCCTTCTGCACGAAAATAGTGATGCGACAGATCTGAGATGGCTTTGTATCCTTCTGCCTGGTTCAGGCCTGGAGCAGTCCATGTTTTACAAAAATACTCGGCAGCGTAACGTGTTGCAAGAGCGGCATTAGACGAGGAACCTGAGGTTCCGCTCAT